ACGAGGAGTGGCAGGCGCGCAGGACCAGGCCCCGTCGAGTCGGGGACGACCCGGCGCAACTCGAACTCACCGCCGCCATCGTCGAGGCCCAAGCCCGCGGCGCCGAGCAGGCGGACCTGGACGCGCTGCTCCAGGCGAAGCTCGAGAGGGCGAGGGAGTGGCGATGACGGCAGCGCGTAACCACCGCCGACCGGCGAAGCGGACGATCCGGGTGGCGAAGGAGGGATCCGCGCGGGATGCGATCGGTGAACTCCAACACGGGCAGGACGTTTTCATCCTGACATTCGGCCAGTTCTCGCTGATCGACGCCGTGGTGGCGATCCTCGACCAGGTCGGGCCGGCTGACGTGGCGATCTCGACGTGGACGGCGGCCGATGCCCATCTCGAGAGGTCTCGACATCTCCTCGAGTCGGCAACGATCCGATCAATTAGATGGATCGTGGACTACTCGTTCGAGAGTCGCCAGCCCGAATACTGCCACCACATGCGGCGCCTCTTCGGGGCGGATTGCATCCGTGCGATCCGGACACATGCGAAGTTCGTAACTATCCGCAACGATGAATGGAATATCGTGATACGAACCTCGATGAACCTGAACGAGAACCCACGTCTCGAGGATCTCGAGATCACCGATGACCGCGAATTCGCTGAGTTTTTCACGCGGATCGTGGATGAGGTCTTCGCCGAGGTCGAGCCGCTTGAGAACCGGAGCGACCTGCCTACGATGGACAGACTGCCGGATACGTGCCGCTACCCCGAGGTGCGGCACGGCGTGATCCGCAGGGAGGATGTGAATGAGCCCACCTTCACACATACCATCTCACGGCACGATTGACGAAGCGCGGGCGCAGCTCTCGAACCGCGCACCCGGGATCGTGGTCGAGGCCCTCGCGCATCAGATCGAGACTCTCCGCGAGGCTACCCGGCGAGTAGCAGAGGAAGGTGTCGTCGTGCGCGACATGCGCGGAGCTGTTGTCCCGCATCCGGCCATCGAGGTCGCGCGCCTCGCAACCCGTGAGATCGCGGCCCTCGTGGGCAAGTGGCCGGCGCGGAGCATCGCCTCCGATGCTGGGTCCCGAGGCCGGGGGTCGAGGCCGGAGGTATCCCCCGGGGAGGGGTAAACGCGGACAATAAGGCGCCCCCTTAAAAACCAAAGCGGCCAAAATTGCTAATGATTGGCAGGGTGTGGTAGGATAGACACATGAGCAACACAGACGAAGTGGTCCGATTGCCCGAGGAAACCGATCTCGCCTGGAGCGCATTTCAGGCCTGGATGGCCATGCCGCGGCCCCGCACGCAGCAGGCGCTTTCGGCACAGCTCGGGGTCCACTACTCGACGATTTCGAACTGGACGCGTGACTACCGGTGGAAGGAGCGCGAACCCAAGCGCCATGAGGACCCGGCGCTGAAGACCTCGAAGGCGCGCATCAAGGCGTTGCGGGAGGTCCGCAAGCTCGCGCTCGACGTCTTCCGCGAGTCGCACGGGGAGTTGACGGCCATCGGCGCCGGGCGCCTAGTGGTCGCGTCCATCGCGGCCGAGCGAGCGGAGGAGGACTCGTCGGTGGTCGTGCCGATGGCGCCGACGTCGGGGCAGCAATGGGATCTGACCCCCCTCACGCTCGCGCAGATCCGCGTTCTAGAGGCCCTCATCGCCGTGTGCGGCGCCCGGGACGACGGCCGGCCCGCGACCCCGGAAGAGCTCGCCCTGCTCGAGCGGATCAATGCCCTCGATTCCTGACACGGTGGCGCTCGACCGCCGGGCCATCAAGGGGGGTGGTCTGCACGAGTTCGTCCGCCGCGCATGGCAAATAGCCGAGCCCGGCAGGATCTACCAGGACAACTGGCACATCCGCGAGATCTGCACGGCGCTCGAGACGGTGTCCATCGGTAAGAACCGGCGGCTCAAGATCAATGTGCCCCCGGGGACGATGAAGTCGTTACTCGTCTCCGTCTTCTGGCCAGCTTGGGTGTGGGGGCCGCTGCGCCGACCCGAGGCGCGGTGGATCTACGCGACCTACGCCCAGCGGCTCACCGAGTACCACGGCCGGATCTTCCGGAACCTCGTTCAGTCGGCGTGGTACCAGGCCCGGTGGCGGGTCGTGCTCAAGGGAGCCTCAGTCAGCGAGATCGAGAACGACTCGCGGGGGTTCCGCTACGCGACCTCGGTGGGCGGCTCGGTAACCGGAAGGCACGCCGACTTCCTCGTCGGCGACGACCTCAGCAAGATCCAGGACGCCTACACCGGCGGGAACGCACTCGAGGATGCCTGGCGGTTCTGGGACGGGGTGATCGTCACCCGACAAACGGACCCCGCGAAGACGGCGCGGGTGCTGGTCGGGCAGCGCATCTCGACCCGGGACGTGTTTTCGCACCTGGACGACGCGGACTATGTCTCGCTGATCTACCCGATGCACGGTCCCGCCAATCCACCCGGTCCGGGCGACACCCGATCCGAGGGTGAACTGCTCTGGCCGGAGCGATACCCAGAGGCCGTCGTCGCCGAGCTCGCAAAGCCCCTCGGCCCACTCGGGGCGGCGGCGCAGCTCGAACAGAACCCAGTCCCAGAGGGTGGAGCGATCTTCAACCGCGATTGGCTCCAGTGGTACGACGAGCCCCCGGCTGCGGGGCGGATCACGCGGTGGCTATCGTTCTGGGATTTTGCGTTCAAATCGACCTCGACCGCAGACTACTACTGCGGGCAGGTCTGGGTGCAGACAGCGGATGACCACTACTACCTCGTTGACCAGGTCCGTGGTCGGCGCGACTTCGTGGCCCTCCAGCGAGAGATCGTGACGGTGTCGCTCCAGTGGCCGCAGCTGATCGACCTCTACTTTGAGGATCGCGGCAACGGCCCGGCCATCAAGGAGTCGCTTGAACAGATGATCCAGCCGACGAGGTGGGAGATCTTCGCAACGCTCGTGCTCGGGTTCCGACAGCCGCTCCCGAAGGCGCCGCGGATCCGGTTCATGCCGATCACCCCGAAAGAGACGAAGCTCGCGCGATTCAACGCGGTCCTCGGGTCGTGCTGGGCGCCGATGCGCGTGCACCTCCCGCGATCCGCGCCGTGGATCCCCGGCCTCGTGAGTGAGCTGTGCAAGTTCACGGGCGCCGAGCACGGCGGGCACGACGACCAAGTCGATGCGAGCACCGGCGCGCTGACGCAGCTCTCGCTCGCCCAGGTCCCATCGATCGACTGGTCCGCCGCGGCGAAGCGATTCGCCAACGCCCTGCATTGACACCGGATCGGATCCGACGGACACTGTGTCCGTGGCCCTCGCCGATCGCCTCCGGTCCGTCGCCGCCCCTATCATCCGGGACCTGGCCCGTCGGGCGGGGCTCTCAGCGCCGGTCACTGTCCCGGTCGCACCTGGTCGGATCCGTGCCGATTCGCTCTGGTCCAACGAGTACACGGGGATCGGGGTCGCGGGGTACGACAAGCTCCAGTACCACGTGATCGGAGCGGTCTCGGCGCTGACGGACGACCAGCTTGACGCTCTCTACCATGGCTCCGCGATCGCGGCGCGGATCATCGACAGGCTCCCGCAGGACGCGATGCGCCAGGGGTACGAGCTTTCCGGCCCCGGAGCGGACAAGGTGCGAGCCGAGCTCGATCGCCTTGCCGCGTGGAATGCGGTGCGGATCGCGTGGACCTGGGGGCGGCTCTACGGCCTCGGCGCGGTGCTCATCGGGTGCGACGGCGGCGCGGTATGGGAGCCGATCCGGCTCGAGGATGTAGACAACATCTGGTACCTCACGACGCTTGACGCGACGGAGCTCTACCCGCAGACCTACTACCGCGAGCCGCTCACCCCGAGCTACGGCGAGCCGCAGATCTGGCGGATCCAGCAAACGACAATGGGCGGCGTGGCCTCGGCCCCGTCGATCCACGACTCGCGCCTGATCCGGTTCGGCGGGCAGACGACGAGTCGACGGCGACAGATGGAGCTCCAGGGCCGCGACTACTCCGTGATCCAGAAGTGCATCGACCAGCTCCGGGCCTTCGACGCCGCGAGCCAGGCAATCGGGCTCATGCTCTCGGACTGCTCGATAGGCGTGCTCAAAATGGACCGCTACCTGGACACCCTCGCGCAGCGTGGCGAGGCCGAGATCCTGGCGCGGTTGCGCCTGATGAACCTCTCCAGGTCGGTGCAGCGGACGATCCCGCTGGACGCCGACAAGGAGGATTTCGTCTACCAGGAGCGCGGCTTCAACATGGTGCCGGATCTCTGGTCGCGTTTCGGTTCCGTGCTCGCGGCGGCGGCCGGAATGCCCGAGACGATCCTCTGGGGAAGGTCCCCGGCGGGCATGAACGCGACAGGCGCCTCGGATCAGGCGCAGTGGTACGACACGGTGCGTGCTGGGCAGGACGAGATCCTGATGCCCGCGTGGAAGCGCCTTGTGGACCTCGCCGCTGCGGCTGTCGGCGTGGACTCCGCGGAGATCAAGATCCGCCTGCCGGCACTTGTGCAGGAGACGGCAGCGGAACACGCCGAGCGCGTGGACCGCGTGAGCCAGACGGACGAACGCAACATCAGGTCCGGCCTCGTGACTCCCGATGAGGTCGCCCTGGCCCGGTTCGGCCGTGGCGAGTGGTCCGACGAGGCGCCGGCATACGACGCATCGAGGACCGGGCGCGAGCCGCTGGCCCTCACGCTTCAGCAGGAGCAGGCGCTGGTGAACGCGGGGACAACCCGGGGAGGAGTGAATCGTGCCACAGGTCAGCCGTGATCCGCCGGTCTCGAGATCCGGGGAGTACGAGACACAGAGCGTGATTTTCCCCGACGACTGGAGCGATGCGCGGTGCAAGGCATGGCTCGAATCGCACGACTATCTCGCCTCCGGCATGGAGAAGGTCTCCGAGCACTACCGCGCCAGGCAGTATGATCCGACCGGTTTCAGATCCGGGAGTTTCCGCGTCCTCCCGATCGGTGACGAGGGTGTGCGGCTCGTGCGAGGCATCGTGCGATGACACGCCGGATTTTGCGGCGGAGGGTGAAGCATGGCCTATAGGATCGAGACGGGGCGGCTGGATCGGGCGGAACGGACACCACAGGGCGGCCTTCGCATCCCCGCGACGCTCGCGCGTTCCGGCGTGCTTGAGTACGTGCGCCCGGACGGCTCGGTGCAGCGCGAGTACCGCCCCGAGGAGGAGGCATTCCACGCGGACGCGCTGGCCTCGATGCGCGGGGCGCCGGTGACGGATCTGCACCCCGAGTCGCAGGTCACGGCCGAGACCTACCGCACGGTATCTCGTGGCCACGTCGGCGAGGACCCGAGGCGCGACGGCGACCTCGTGGCCGCGACGGTCTACGTGCAGGACGCCGAGCTCTGTCGGGCCATCGAGGCCGGGACCCGCCGCGAGGTGAGCCTCGGTTACGAGACGGACCTGGACATGACGCCGGGCACGGCGCCCGATGGCACGAGGTACGACGCGATCCAGCGACGCGTCCGGGCGAACCACGTGGCCCTCGGCCCCTCCGGCTGGGGTCGTGCCGGATCCGCCGTCGCACTTCGTCTTGACAGCGCCGGAAATAGTGTGTCACCATCCATCGAGATCCGGGAGGTGCGAGTGAAGACCGAGCGAATCGACGGCATCGAGTACGAGGTGGGATCCGCTCCGTGGGAGCAGGCCAGGGCGCGGCATGATGCGGCCCAGGTGGCTCGCCTCGCGGAGCTCGAGCAGGAGCGCGACCGCCACAAGGCGACCGCGGAATCCGAGAAGGGGCGGGCCGATGGCCTCGCCGCCGAGCTCGCGGCGGCGAAGGACCCGGTGAGGCTCGCGGCGGCCGTGGCCGCGCGGGTGAAGCTGGAGCGCGACGCCGTGGCCCTCAGGCCGGATCTCCGGTGCGACGGGCTCTCGGATCGCGCCGTCCTCCTCAGCGCCCTCGGCCTCGCCGACGAGAAGCAGAGCGACGAGTATCTGCGCGGCCGGTTCGATTCGGCTCTCGCGGCGCATGGCGCCGGAGGCGCTGCGGCGGTGCAGATGGCGGCACACCAGACGCAGCGCACGGACTCCGATCCGTGGGCAGTTTTCGGGCCGCAGAACCCAGCGGCCCCGCAAGACGGGAGGAACTGATGGCACTCTGGACAGACGGATCCGCCGCGCCTGGGCGCGCCGTGGAGGGCCAGCTCGCCGAATCGCCGCAACCGGCGATGATCGACAGCTATGCGGCCGAGGCCGCGATCCGGGCCGGGCTCATGGTCGAGTACGCCACGGTCGCCGCGCTCCGAAACGAGTACGTGCGGCCGGTGGCCGCGGTCCCGGCGGCGGACGTGGTCGCGATCGCCACGGCGATCCCGAGCTCGCTGAACGCGATCGAGTACACGACCACCGCGGCCGGCAACCTCGACGGCGCCGTGGGCATCCTGCGGATCCCCGGGCCGGCGCAGCGGATCTCGTTCAACTTCGACGCATCGGCAGACTGGGACAGCGTCTCCGGCGAGCTCGTCTGCACGGCCTACGGCGAGAACGCGGCAGGCGAGGCGATCCACGAGGACGTCGTGAGGAACAACGCCGGTGCCGTCGCCGTCCAGGTCCTCACCGGGCAGTGCTTCTCCCGGGTCTCGGCGGTCCATGTCGGTGCCGGGATAGGCGCCGGCGGCCTCCTGACCGTCGGCACGAGCCCGACCCGGCTCGAGCACGGATCCAGGACATCCCCCGGATTCGCCCTTTACACCGAGGCGATCGAGCCCTCGGCAACGGCGACCGTGACGTTCGACGCTCACGACGCGCTCCGGGTCCTCAGATCCGGGCGATTCTGGGCGGTCTCGCAGGGCGGAAACGCGATCGGGGATCCGGTTTTCATCCGAAACACGATCAACCTCGCCCACGTCCGCGGCGAGCTGTACGGGATTCAGCTGATCACGGCAGGGTCCGAGCTCTCGCGGTACCTCGGAGCGACCTGGATCACGGCCGCGGCAGCGGGCGGCCTGGCCATCGTGGAGGTGGTGTGATGCGCGGCACGATTCGACGCGACGCGGCCGTGGCCGAGCGGAAGAACCTGATGGCC